CTGGTACTGCACCTGATGACACCCAGAGAACGTCCGAAAGGGTACGCATAGACCCTGATGAAACATACCTAAGACTTGTATATACTCTTGCAACAACTGATGTGGATACGGACCCAGCCACTTTAGTTACTGGAATTTCAGCCACCCTTAATGGCACTTTGGTCTATGATGCTGGGGAGGATTGTGCCTGTAGTTTTGAGTGGGGATTAACTACAGATTATGGTGGTACAACCACACCAGAAAACAAAAATACAGGTGAAACCTTCTCCGCTGGCATAACTGGATTGTTGCCTGATACAACCTACCACTTCAGGGCTAAGGCCGTTAACAGCTATGGCACTTTCTATGGTGCTGACAGGACATTTGGAAGTACTGGCAGTATATACCCCAGTGTGTCAACTGTTAGGGTATCTAGTTTAGTTCACCGTTGGGTTCCAGGTAGCTATACCTTGGAGTGCACGTTAGGAGGGTTAACATCCGATTTAGGTTTGATAGTACCATCAGGGAAGCCAACTCCAATACTACCAACCTTGCCCAGTTGTGCACCTGATGAGGTATTGAGTTGGTCTTTAGAGAGAGGTTACTTCTGCTTGCCTAAAGCGGAAATACCACCAGGAAAGTATTAAAATGGGTAGGGAAAAAACAGGAAAACGGTATAAGAGTTTTGAGGATTTGGAGAGGCGCTGGCCCAGAATACCAGCTGGCCTAATAGCTACATGGGGACTATCAGGCATGATGCCCATTGGAGTGTATGGCTCAGCCTACTACTGTAGGTGTGTGTATGGTGTTAGTTATGGAATATATGGGGCAAGTAGCTATGATGACTGTTATTATTGCCCATGTACATTGGCTGGGATTTATGGTAGTGGTAGCTACGGAGACTGTATTTACAACTAAAGGAGGCGAACTATGGGAACAGGAACAGCAATAGCAGCGGGTGATTTAATCACCCACACCAAAATGAACCTGAAGTTGGAGAACTATAACCTTATAGATGACCAGGAGCTAAAGTTTGGTGATGGCAGCGATGTAGTTATTGATTGGGATGGTGACAAACTACAGATAATTCCAGCCGCAAACGACACAGGAGCAATAAACTTTGGTGATGGCAGTAGCGACATAGATGTTAAGGTATTCCTAGGCTCCACCAACGAGTATGCCGAGTTTAATGTTGGTGATAGTAAGGTAAACCTTGCAGGTGTAGCTTCTACCATACTGTCTATAACCAGCACTTTGATTGGTTCTGTAGCGGACAATGCTGTGGAGATAACAGTTACCGATAGCCAAACCATTGCCACTGGTGTTACTAGGGGTCTGTATATTAACTATACTTCTGGAGGGATAAACACAGGAGGTGAAGCTGATGGTTTGGGAATAGACTTTACAGTAACTGCAAACACGGCAGGATATGCCTATGGCTTAGCAATCTATACAGCAACAAGTGGTGACCCTGATATAGCTTTCCTCTCTGCTCTTAGTATCTATGCCGATGATGTGGGTAGTGGCACAGTTAGTGGCTTTGTGTGCATTGACATCGGTAAAACATCAGCCAATGCTGGAACAAGTAGGGATGCCTTTATGCGTTTTAGGACCCATTCGGGAACAACCGATAGTGTATTCCTTATTGAGGGTTCCGAAATGGCTAATTACTTATTCAACTGGAGTGATGGCGTTGGAGTTCCTTGGGAGAGTGGAGACATAACCGATGGTAAAGCGTGTAGCGGTGGGCTTCGCTGTAATATAAACGGTGTTGTTGGAGTAATTCCACTTTACGCAGATTAAGGAGGTACGATGGACGTTACTAATAGGGATGTCTTTGAGGCTAGGAATGCTATACAAGAGTTGCTGAGGCTAAAACTACCTGTGAAGTCTAGTTATCAGGTAGCCAAGTTGGGTAGGAAATTAAATGAGGTCTTGAGGGATATAGATGTTACCAGGCGAGCTTTGATAGAGAAGTATGGGACAGAATCCAAGAGAGGTGGCAAAGAGGTTAAACCAGATAACCCAGACTATGGTAAGTTCATGGCTGAGTTTGATGAGCTACTGGATTTAGAGGTCAGTGTTGTGGCTGACAAGGCGAAGATTCCAGATAAGATTTCTGCAACCTGTGAGAAATGTAGCCACAACATGGACAGGCAATTTGAGATTGAGCCATGGATTCTGGCTGCCTTGGATAAATTCATAGATGTAATGTGAGGAGAAATGCCAATCATAAACATACCACCACTGAGAGAGGCTGATGCCCCCAGAAAGTATAAGTTGCAGGCTAGGACTGAAGTTGGATTGGAGTCAGCTATCAAGAGGCTAGAAAAAGCCTTTACTGAGGGGGATACCAGGAGACCAAGATTTCCTGCTGTAGGTGAGGATATAGCCCACAAGATAAGGAGGTAACCAATGTCCTTTGCAACAAGATATGTAGGTGAATACCAGACAGAAATCTGGAGGGATTTGAAGGGTGATGTGGACCTTTGGACTAGCGTTGAAGTAACCAGGTGCATAGAAAGGGCTGTGGATGACCTGAGTAGATTTTATCCGTTGGAGGCTGTTTATGAACATACCATAGTCCAGGATGTAACTGCTGAACATTGGACAGCCAGCGGTGCTGACAGAGGGTTCGTTGCATTAGGCTATAAACCTATCAAGCCTGGTTCAGAGACGGTTACGGATAGTAGTGGTACTGCTTGTACCAAAGACACTGACTATACCATTGATTATATAAATGGTAGGATAGCCCATCATGCTGGAGGGGAAATAGATAGTAGTGAGGCTGATTGCCACATCACCTATAAGAAGGATATGTTGGGTATAGACCTGTCAGCCATTATTACCAATATGATAAGGATAGTTCATGTGGAATATCCTGTTGATAGGGTTCCTCAGCAGAAGGTATCCTTTAGCATCTGGAATAACTTTATGTATATAGGCAGCCAAAAAACAGGAGAGTCCCAAATCCAACTTACAGACAAGGAGCATGTAGCCATTTACTACGAAAAACCTCATACTGCTCCAACGGCTACTGCTGCTCCTAGCTACCCAGCCTTCCTAGATGAGGTTATCTGTATTGGTGCTGCTGCCTATGCCTTGCTAATGATGGCTTTGAAATATGAACATCAGGCAGTTACGGATATAGCCTATGTGGATGTGGCGTTGGACAAGATAGCCCTTGCGATGAACGGTGTGGATGGGCAAATAACCGCAGCCTTAGCGGTATGGACTGATGAGAATACTGCAATAGAGCTTGTTGACAGTGCCTTGGATTCAGGAGTTGATTATCTAGGTAGTGGCGAATCCTTAATAAACACTGTCAATGTTGGTGATAATGTTCCTGAACTTCATAGGGATTATGCCAATGCTAGTGCGGCCTTAGCTGAGAGGTATTATTTGGTAGCTAGAGCTTGGGAACAGAAGCGGGCTGACATCCTTACTGTAGCTGCTAGGTACATAGACAAGGCTGATGCTTGGAATGGTGAGGCTCAAAGCAGAATTGCTAATGCTGGATTGTATTTGGAAATAGCCACTAGATTTAGGCAGGAAGGGCTAGAGAGACGAAACGAGTTCTGGTCAATCCTCCGTGACAAAAGCGAATACAGGAAGCGAGTATCCTCCACACCAGTTAGACAGCCAGCCTAGTTAGGTTGGGTAGAGGTTCCCGAAATGGCAACAGCGGGAACCTCTATTTATTCCCACCTCTCCAAATACCTTACTTCCACTGGTGTGTGAAAAGGAGCTATATCCTCCAATGGCTCAAACCTATAATTAGGAGTGAATCCATCAACCAACAACTCATCGTGTACCTGTAACCTTGTATCCAAATCCTTACACACTATCAGTCCTCGTTTAAGAATTTCCGCCGCTGAACCTTGACATGGATAATCAATAGCCTTACGTTTGATGCCGTCAATACTTTCCTCATCAGGAGTAGGTAGTCTTATGTTCCTGCCAAATACAGTCTTAGCTATACCAGTCCTTAAAGCGTTATCCTGTCTTGAATCAATCCAGTCCATAGCCTGTGGAAACTTTTTGCCCCACATATCCCTTAGCTGCCTAACTCTGCCAATGCTCCTAATACCTAAATGCTCCATCAGTGTTTCATCCGTAGCTCCGTAGGTCATAGCCAGATTTGTCAGCTTACCTAATCTCCTAGCCACATCCATAAAGATTGCCACCTGTAAATGTATATCTGCATCCTCATTCCTTGTACCGTCTGGATTGTATTTTGGCAGTGAGAAAATATGCTGCATTTCCTTATCACCAGACAGGTAGGCTAGGACTCTAGGTTCCAGCTGTTCCCAATCAACGTCCGTCCATATTCCATTATCAGGTAGTAGGATGCCTCTACAATTATGTGGATACATACTGCCATCCTTGCGGAATTTGCCTGGTATATTCTGCATATTCCTATCAGTAGAACTAGGTCGTCCAGTAATAGCATCTAGGTGGAAATGTGTGTAGGCTCTTTCATCATGGCTCCAAGGCTTTATATACGTGTTTAGTAGTTTGGCATTACCCCTATACTGCAACACAATAGAGGCTAATGGGTCATCCATCATCTCCAATACTTTCTTAGCTGAAGATAGGTTTCTCCTTCCTCGTCCTTTGGTAAATGGGAGTTTGGAGAAGATAGAATAGGCTTTCCTAGTAGCTAGGACATAGGCTACCTGTTGAGGGGAACCAGGATTGAATCCAATATCCTCACACATGG